CACTCGTTTTTATATGAAGACGGGTGATCCTTGGCATGAGGAACAGGCACAAATACTTAGAAAATACGTTAAAGATTTAAAAATTTGGATACATAAACAAGAAGGATGGTGGAATGAATGAATCAAAATGAACTTTACTTAGGTAATCCTAAATTAAAAAGGGCTAATGTACCTATTGAATTTACCCAAGAACAAGTAAGTGAATATATTAAATGCAAATCAGATCCTGTTTATTTTGCAAAAAATTATATTCAAATCGTATCTCTTGATGCGGGTTTAATTCCTTTTGATATGTATCCTTTTCAGGAAAAATTAATTATTAATTTTCATAATAATAGATTCAATATCTGTAAAATGCCTAGACAGACAGGCAAATCTACAACAGTTATTTCATATCTATTGCATTATGCATTATTCAACGATTCCGTAAACATTGGCATACTTGCAAACAAAGCTGCAACTGCTAGAGAACTATTAGGTAGATTGCAACTTGCATATGAGAATCTTCCCATGTGGTTACAACAAGGAGTTCTAGTTTGGAATAGGGGATCAGTAGAATTAGAGAATGGATCTAAGATCCTTGCAGCATCTACATCTGCTTCTGCTGTCCGAGGAATGTCATTCAACATTATCTTTTTGGACGAATTCGCATTCATTCCAAACCACATTGCAGATGAATTCTTTTCATCTGTTTATCCTACTATCTCATCTGGTAGTTCTACAAAAGTTATTATTGTTTCTACCCCTAAGGGGATGAATCACTTCCATAAAATTTGGCATAATGCTGAAAGAAAGAGAAATGAATATATACCGACAGAAGTTCATTGGTCTGAAGTTCCTGGTAGGGATGCAAAGTGGAAAGAACAAACTATTGCAAACACTTCAGCGCAACAGTTTCAGCAAGAATTTGAATGTGACTTTCTTGGATCATCAGATACTTTAATATCTTCATCTAAACTTAAAATACTTGTATATGATGATCCAATTTCAAGAACAAATAATGGATTGGATGTTTATGAAAATCCAGAAAAACAACACGATTATATCTTAACGGTTGATGTATCTCGTGGAACCAACAATGATTACTCTGCATTTACTGTAATAGACATCACAACCGTACCATATAAAGTAGTAGCAAAATACAAGAACAACGAAATCAAACCTATGTTGTTTCCAAGTATTGTATACGATGTTGCAAAAGCATACAATAAAGCATATTGTTTAATTGAGATCAATGATATTGGCGATCAGGTTGCCAACATCTTACACTTTGATCTTGAATATGACAATATTTTAATGTGTGCAATGAGGGGACGTGCTGGACAAATTGTAGGTTCTGGATTCAGTGGAAAGAAATCAATGTTAGGTGTTCGTATGACCTCTGCTGTTAAAAAAGTTGGATGTTCAAACTTAAAGGCGATGATTGAGGAAGATAAACTCATCCTCAATGACTACGATATTATAAGTGAATTGACCACATTTGTTCAGCGTAACAGTTCATTTGAAGCTGAAGACGGTTGTAATGATGACTTATCTATGTGTCTTGTTATCTTTTCATGGTTAGCGACACAACCATACTTTAAAGAAATGACTGATAATGATGTTCGCAAAAGAATTTATGAAGAACAGAAAAATCAGATAGATCAAGATATGGCTCCATTTGGATTTGTTTCTGATGGATTAGAAGATAATAGTTTTGTTGATATGGATGGAGATAGATGGCATGTAGATGAATATGGAACAAGAGCATATATGTGGGAGTGGCGGTAATGGATGTAGAAGAATCTTTTGCTACAGAACATTTACTTCTGACAGAAAGAAAATGTAGATCCTGTGGGGAAGTGAAAGATTTAATGGATTCATTTTATAAAATTAGAAAACATAGATATGATTTACTATCATCATATTCATATGAATGCAAAAATTGTACGGTAAAGAGAATACAAAATAGTAGAAAGGGAAAATCTTTATCAACTAAATGGGAATATCCTGACTGGTAAAATGTTCATGCAACGTTTCCCCAATGAAAGAAAGCAAAAATATAAATAATTTGTAGAGATACACTCAATATCTTAAGGAGAAACATATGGCAGCACCACAATTTTCGCCTGGAGTGGTTATCAGAGAGGTAGACTTAACAACTACTTCTAATCCAACTCTAGACAACGTGGGAGTAGTTGTTGGGCCTTTCTCAAAAGGACCAGTCAATTTTCCCGTAACAATTACCGATGAAAGACAACTTGTTGAAATTTTCGGTAAACCAAATTCACAAAATTATGAATACTGGTATACTGCAGCTAACTTCCTACAATACGGTGGTGTTTTAAGAGTAATCAGAATCGATTCTGAACTCATTACTAATGCTACTAATGTTGTTGGTGATGGAGCTGCAGCAACCGCAACTGTTACAGCGGGTTCTATTTCAGAAATTACTGTAACAGATGGTGGAATTGGATACTCAAACGCAATCGCAATCGTTAAAGGCGGCGGTGGCTCTGGAGCTATTCTAAAAGTTACAATCGAAGAAGGAGAAGTTTCATCTATTGATGTAATTGCTGGTGGGGATGGTTATGTCCCAACTCCAGAGAATCCAGTAACAGTTACAATTAAAGGTCTAGGACCAAAGATCAGAAACATGGATGATTATGAAACAAACATTGAGGGTTCAGCGAATCTATTTAATTGGGTAGCTAGAGATCCTGGCGAACTCAATAACTCAATTAGAGTTTATGTAACTGATGCTGGTGCAGATCAACTTCTACACCTAAGTCAGCCAACAAGCACTGCAGATGAGCCAGAATTTACTGTATCAGATCCAGTGAGTGCAAATGCTGGAACTGAAGGTAGAGTTTTCAACTATGTTGTTGAATTTACTGTTAAAGCTACAAACTTACTTGCGAATTTCCAAGTAGGAGATACAGTTAAAGTTGTAGATGGTGTAAATACTACAGAAGGAACTGTAAGTGGATGGAGAAGGGCAACCAGAACTCTATCTGTTGTAGGTCTTTCGGGAAAAACAATTACACCTGGAGAAGTAATTTTCGTAGGTACTAGCCTAGCTGCAGCTACCGCTAAGGGTACTGTTGGTTCTATTGATAGAGCACTTTATGTTGTTCTAGACGAAGATTCACAACTATTCATAAATGATCAAGATGTAACTGACGCGAACGATGCAACTTATAATATTGCTGATGTTGATGATGCATATGAGCAAGCAGAACTATATTCTGGTCTCAAGTGGGTTACTCTTGCACAAAGACCAAAGACATCTCAGTATGTATCACAAAGAGGTGGTAGAAATGATGAGATGCACATCGCAGTATTTGATGCTGATGGTAAGATCACTGGAAATCCAAATACTCTTCTAGAAAAATATCTGTTTGTTTCAAAAGCAGAAGGTGCTAAGGGAGTAGAAGGTCAAAACAACTATTACAAAGATTTAGTAAATGCTCAATCAGCGTACCTATGGTTTGCTGAGCATGAAACAACACATCTCTGGGAATATGGTGCAGCTGATGGAGCTTGGGGTCTAGATGCAGATACCAAGTTTGATCTTATTAGGTATGAAGGTGCCGGCGATCTGGCTACTAAGATAACTTCACTCAACTATAATTTTGAGGGTGGTTACCAAGATTATGACGTTGAGTTATCCTATGTAAATCAGGGTTATGATTTAGTTGCTGATCCAGAAACAGAAGATGTTGACTTCATTCTAATGGGTCCATCAATGGGAGATGATTCTGCTGCTAAGGCTGCTCACATCATTTCAATTGTAAATGCTAGAAAGGATTGTCTTGCTTTCATTTCACCTAGAAAAGAAGATGTAATAAACATTGCTGATGCTGATAAGGTAACAAAAAATATTGTAACCTTCTTCAATAATCTTGCAAGTTCATCATATACAATCTTTGATTCTGGATACAAGTACATGTATGATAAGTACAATGATACATATCGTTACATGGCTTGCAACTCTGACATCGCAGGTCTTTGCTTAGAGACAACAATTACAAATGAATCTTGGTATTCACCTGCTGGTTTTACCAGAGGCAATATTAAGAACATTGTAAAACTTGCTTACAATCCAAGAAAGGCACAAAGAGATGTTCTTTATTCAAGTAGAGTCAATCCAATTGTAACTTTCCCAGGTCAAGGTACTATTCTCTTTGGAGATAAGACTGCACAAGGATTTGCATCAGCGTTCGATAGAATCAACGTTCGTAGATTATTCTTAACTCTTGAAAAAATTATCGGACAATCTGCTAAGACACAACTATTTGAACTTAATGATGAAGCTACAAGATCTACATTCCGTAACCTTGTAGAACCATTCCTTCGTGATGTTCAAGGTAAGAGAGGTGTACAGGACTTCCTCGTTGTTTGTGATGATAGAAACAACCCACCAGAGGCTGTTGATCGCGGTGAATTTTACGCTGAAATCTATGTGAAACCAACGAGAACAATTAATTACATCACCCTTTCCTTCGTCGCTACAAGAACTGGCGTTAACTTCAGCGAAGTCATTTCGTAATTAAAAAGAACACGGAGGAAACGAACAATGGCAATCAACAACAACGCTTTCAACCTACAAAACTTCAAGTCCAACTTAACGGGCGGAGGCGCCCGTCCTAATCTATTCAGAGTAGATCTTGATTTCCCCTCTGCGATTTTAACCTCAGCGGGTGCAAATAATGCAGCTACTCTACAGAGACTAGGTTATTTCATGGTAAAAGCAGCAAACCTTCCAGCTTCTCAGGTAGGAACCATTGAGGTTCCTTTCCGTGGAAGAACTTTAAAGGTTGCTGGAGACCGTACATTTGAACCTTGGACAATTACGGTCATCAACGATACCAACTTTGCTCTTAGAAATACTTTCGAGACATGGGTTAATACTATTAACCAGTCAGTAAGAAACGTTGGTTTACAAAATCCAGCTGATTATCAGAAGGATATGATTGTACATCAACTCAACAGAGAAGGTAATGCTATCAAGGCATATAGATTCTACGGAACTTTCCCAACTAATGTAAGTGCTATCGATCTCGCTTTCGATACTAACGACACAGTTGAAGAATTTACCGTCGAACTTCAAGTTCAGTGGTGGACCCCAGTTGCTGCTACTTCCGATAATAACGGTGGTGGCAAAACTACCTGATCTAAAAATCTTATAAATACAATTATAAGATCATTAGGGCAGTTTTATAATGCAAGATAAACTTTTTGGTTTTTCTTTGGGAAGAAAACAGAAGGCGTCCGAAAGGGGGCCTTCTTTTGTTGCCAGAGATAAAGAAGATGGAGCTACTTCTGTTGTCAGTGGTGGGTACTTTGGACAGTACCTTGATATGGATGGTACTGCCAAAAATGAATATGATTTAATTGGTAGATATAGAGAAATTGCAATATACCCAGAGTGTGATGGTGCTATTGATGATATCGTAAATGAAACTATTTGTGGAGATCATAATGATTCTCCCATAGAAATCAATCTAGCAAATTTAGAATTAAGTAATAAAATTAAAAATGTCATTAGAGAAGAATTCAATGAAGTAAAAAGACTTCTTCAATTTGATAACAGAGCATACGAGATCTTCAGACGTTGGTATATTGATGGAAGAATTTATTATCACAAAGTTATAGATTTTACCAAACCATCTGAAGGTATTCAAGAATTAAAATATATTGATGCACGATGCATTAGAAAAATCAGAGAGATTGATAAATCAAAGAGTCCTGATCAAACCGCAACAACAGATCTAAGCAAAGGCATCACATTTCAACAACCTAAGGTTACAGAATTTTTCATGTACAGTGAAAAGGGACTTAGACCTGGTGATATGACAGGAATAAGAATTGCTCCTGATGCAATAACTTATGTTCACTCAGGAATTTTAGATTCCAATAAGAACATGGTTCTGTCTCATCTGCACAAAGCAATTAAGGCAGTAAACCAACTTCGCATGATTGAAGATTCTCTGGTTATCTATAGAATTTCAAGAGCACCAGAAAGAAGAATTTTCTACATTGACGTAGGTAACCTTCCCAAAATTAAAGCAGAGCAATACCTAAAAGAGGTAATGTCTCGTTACAGAAATAAGATGGTCTATGATGCTCAAACTGGTGAAATCAGAGATGACCGTAAAGTAATGTCGATGCTTGAGGACTTCTGGTTACCTAGAAGAGAAGGTGGGCGTGGTACAGAAATCACTACTCTTCCTGGTGGTCAGAATCTTGGAGAACTTGAAGATGTTAAGTATTTCCAAAAGAAACTGTTTAAGGCACTCAATGTTCCTTCATCGAGATTAGAAGCAGAAACAACATTCAACGTTGGTAGAGCAAGTGAAATTACAAGAGATGAACTGAAGTTTCAGAAGTTTATTAATCGTTTACGCAAAAAGTTTTCGGAACTATTCCACGACATTCTCAAAACTCAATTAATTTTAAAAGGCATTCTCACTCTAGAAGAGTGGGAAATGTATAAAGAGCATATTCAATATGATTATATTGCAGACAATCATTTTGATGAATTAAAGAGTAGTGAATTACTACAAGAGAGATTAAATCTTGTAACAATGATGGATCCATACTTAGGCAAATATTTTTCACTCGAATATATCAGAAGAGATATTCTCAAACAGACTGATGCACAAATTGTTGAAATTGATAAACAAATGGCAGAAGAACTTAAAGATGGAAAAATTATGGATCCAAATGCAATGCCGGTGGATCCTGCTGCAGGAGGCGTTCCTCCTGCTGGGGGCGGTGATCCTACTTCTGCGGGTGCAGATCCTGCATCCCCAGGTCAGCAACCAGTGAGTGACATTGATCCTGCTGATCGTAAAAGAGCAGAAATCTAAATAGTATTAATTGGAGATAACGTTTATGACTACTTCACAAGACATAATTAATTCAATTTTTGCAGATCAATCTTCTGCAGATGTTGTTGATTCTATCATGGACTCTATTTCACAAAGAGTATATGAAAGAATTGAAGACAAAAAAACGGAAGTTTTTGCAAAAGAACTGGATTTAATTTCAGACGAAGAGGAGGAAGAAGAATGAAATTAATCACTGAACAAATAGAAGAGATTAATGTTTTAACTGAAGCTTCCGAATCTGGAGCTAAAAATTACTTTATTGAAGGTATCTTCTTACAGGGAGATGTCAAAAATAGAAACGGTAGAATTTATCCATCTACTGTTCTAGAAAGAGAGGTTCAAAAATATGCTGAATCTTTCATTGATAAAGGGAGGGCTCTTGGAGAACTTGGCCACCCTGAAGGTCCAACTATCAATCTTGATAGAGTTTCTCACAAAATTATCTCTCTTAGAAAAGAGGGTTCCAATTTTATTGGAAAAGCAAAACTCTTAGAAACACCTATGGGTAAGGTTGCAAAATCATTACTTGATGAGGGTGTAAAACTTGGAGTCTCTTCCAGAGGCATGGGCAGTCTGGAACTTAAGAATGGAGTTAACTATGTGAAAGATGATTTCATGCTCGCAACTGCTGCTGATATTGTAGCAGATCCTTCTGCCCCAGACGCTTTCGTTGAAGGCATCATGGAAGGAAAAGAGTGGGTTTGGGAATCTGGGCTTCTAAAAGAAGTTGAGATTAGTCAAATTAAAACCTATATTAGTGAGTCAACTAGATTCCAAATTGAAGAAAGAAAACTTAAAGCTTTTGAGAAATTTCTCAAAAACTTATAAATATATAAATAATTACAGAAATAATTAGTTTCTATACGGAGAACGTCCAAATGCCATATCAAGATGAACACGTATCAGAACTAGAAACTCAAGAAGAAATTCTTGACGAAGGTTCTAACGTAGTAACAAAAAGCGCCAAGCCTGGCGAAAAAATGCCTAAATTAGAGGGTGGTGAGTCGGCCGAGAATATCGGTGGTCCAGATGTAAAAACATATAGACCAACTGATTCTGAGTCGATTGGTAAGAAGGTAGCTGCTAGGATGTCGCATGAAGGCAGTAAGACCCTATCCACAAAACCTTCTTCAGCTTCAGGTGATGAACAAGATGACATCAAGAAAAGTCCAACATTTGAAGAAGTTGAGCCAGAAATGACCTATGACTTCAATCTAGATGAAGATCTAGAGGCTCTTGTAGGTGGTGAAGATCTTACAGAAGAGTTTAAGTCAAAAGCTAAAACAATCTTTGAAGCTGTTATCACCACAAAACTCAACGAACAACTAGAAGTACTGCATGAACAATATGCACAAGTTCTAGAAGAAGAAGTTGAAATTTTCAAAGCAGAACTTGCAGAAAAAGTAGATGGTTATCTCACATACGTTGCTGATCAATGGATGGAGAATAATGAACTAGCCGTCGAAAATGGAATTAAGGAAGAAATCTCTGAGAGCTTTATGACTGCTATCAAGAGTGTCTTCACTCAATATAATGTAGAAGTTCCTGAATCACAGGAAATTCTTTCTGAGTTGACTGACCAATTAGATATTATGGAGTCGAAACTAAACGAGCAGATCGATAAAAACGTTGAGTTTAATAAAAAGCTTGGCGGCTATATCAAGAATGGAATTGTGGCTGAGGTTTCTGTAGGTCTATCAGAAGCCCAAAAAGAGAAGCTCGCCTCACTTGCTGAAGGTGTAACCTTTGAGACCGAAAGTACTTTCAGAGAAAAACTTTCAGTATTGAAAGAGTCGTACTTCCATAAGTCCCCTGTAGCTACAGTCGGATCGGTGGAAGAAACCTCAACGGAAGAGCCTGTACAGTCTGAATACATTACCGAAAGTATGTCCAGATATGTAACTGCACTTGGCCGTTGGGCTAAATAAAACATTTTTATAAATAATTAAACGCACACACTAAGGAGAAAACGCAAATGTTCATGTCAGAGCAATTGCAGGAAAAGTGGGCACCTGTATTGAATCATTCTGAGCTTCCTCAAATTCAAGATTCTTACAAGAAAGCCGTCACCGCCGTCCTGCTAGAAAACCAAGAAAAATTCCTACGCGAAGAGCGCAACATCCTCACGGAAGCTGCTCCTACTAACTCGCTAGGTGGTGCTGGTTTTACTGGTAGTTCAACCGCAACAGGTCCTGTTGCAGGTTTTGACCCAGTTCTAATCAGCCTAATCCGTCGTTCGATGCCTAAGCTTATTGCTTATGATATCTGCGGCGTTCAGCCAATGACTGGTCCTACTGGACTTATCTTCGCAATGCGCTCAATGAAGGGCACTGATCGTGTTCCTAGCACTGGTTCGGAAGCATTCTTTAACGAATCAGATACCGAGCATTCATCTGAGAACAGTGGCAACTCGCTTGCTTCAAACACTCAGACTGGTACTAACCCTGGTCTTCTAAATGACAGCGGCACCTATACCCAAGGCGGTCAAGGTATGACCACTGCTCAGTCAGAAGCCCTAGGAGATGGTGCTGGTAACCACTTCCGTGAAATGGGATTCTCAATCGAGAAAGTAACCGTTACTGCAAAGTCACGCGCTCTCAAGGCTGAGTACTCACTAGAACTCGCACAAGACCTCAAGGCTATTCATGGTCTTGATGCCGAAACTGAACTAGCGAACATCCTCTCAACTGAGGTTCTTGCTGAGATCAACCGTGAAGTCGTTCGTACCGTATACCGTATTGCTAAGCCTGGTGCTCAGAACAATACTGCTACTGCTGGTATCTTCGACCTAGACGTTGACTCCAACGGTCGTTGGTCGGTTGAGAAGTTCAAAGGTCTCCTATTCCAAATCGAGCGTGAAGCCAATGCAATTGGCCAACAGACTCGTAGAGGGAAGGGTAACATCCTCATCTGCTCTGCTGACGTTGCTTCTGCACTCGGTATGGCTGGTGTTCTTGATTACACCCCTGCTCTCAATGGTAACAATGGTCTTGCTGGTGTTGATGATACTTCATCGACTCTAGTTGGTACTCTCAACGGTCGTATTAAGGTCTACGTTGATCCTTATTCTGCAAACGTTGCTGACCGTCACTTCTTTGTTATGGGTTATAAAGGTTCTTCTGCTTATGATGCAGGTCTCTTCTATTGCCCATATGTACCTCTCCAGATGGTACGTGCCGTTGGTCAGGACACCTTCCAGCCTAAGATCGGCTTTAAGACCCGTTATGGAATGGTTGCAAACCCATTCGCAGAGGGTCTAACACAAGGTTCAGGTGCTCTCACCGCGAACGCAAACGTATACTACAGACGTGTACTTGTAGACAACCTAATGTGATTCATTCACATTCTTCTGGGGGCCCTGAGGGGTCCCTTTTTTTATGCCTAAATATTTGAAAACGCTATAAAGAAATGAGCTGGTTTGAAAACCAATTACAAAATAGAAACTATCTATCTCCGATAGGTTTCAAATTTGTTTTAGAAAAAGCACCAAAAACAGTTTTCCTTTGTCAATCTGCAACTATTCCTGGCATTTCTATGGGAAGTCCAGAACAACCATCACCATTCAAAAAGATTCCATTATCAGGTGATGTTGTTTATGAAGATCTAACTGTTAATTTTTTGGTTGATGAAAATTTAGAAAACTATCTTGAGATTCATAATTGGGTGAAATCAATTTCAGCTGCAGATGAGTTTCAAAGATATACAAATTTTTTAGATGCATCTGAAACCAAAAACGGAATTAGATCTTTTACTAGTGATGGAACGATGATGGTTCTGACTAGTAACTACGCATATAATTTTCAAATTAGATATGCAGATCTTTTTCCAATATCAATTAGCGCACTAGAATTTAATGTTGGAGGTGCTGACATTGAATATTTTTCTGCATCGGTGACATTTAGATACACAATATATACTATAGAGAACATGATAGGTGACGAACAGTAATGAATTTAGAATTGATTCAAGAAATGTGGGAGAAGGATTCTAATATTAATGATCTTGAGCTAGACAAAGAATCCTTAGATATTCCAAAACTACATTCAAAATATTATAGACTATACAACGAATTTCTTTTGTTAAAGAAAAAATCAGAATTTGATTACAAAGTTTTATTTAAAGATAAGTGGCAATACTATTCAGGTAAAGCACCTTCAGAAATTTACAGAGAAAATCCTTTTGATCATAAGGTACTAAAAAATGATCTTAATATTTACTTAGATTCGGATGAGGACATTGCAAGATTATCTCTAAAAATAGAGTATCAAAATTGTGTTCTTTCGTATCTAGAATCCATTTTAAAAGTCATCTCAAATAGAAGTTTTCAAATAAAAAATGCTATTGAGTGGAAAAAATTTATAGAGGGAGTTACTTGATGGTTGATATTAAAATCAAAAAGAAGAACGAAGTCTATCTTACAGTTGATTGTGAACCACATATTAAATACGAATTATCAGAATATTTTACATTTGATGTACCAGAGGCAAAATTTATGCCTCAATATAGAAGTAGGATGTGGGATGGGAAGATAAGATTATTTTCACCTGCAGGTGGAGAAATTTATTGTGGACTGTACGATCATCTAGTTTATTGGATTCATGAACGTGGGTATACATATGAAGAAGAAAATAATAACTTTTATGGATACCCTAGAGAAGTTAACAAATACATTACACCAGAAGCTGTTGCAGGGTGGGTAAAGAATTTAAACATTCCATTTAAGGTTAGAGACTATCAATACAAAGCAATCTATCAAGCATTAAAGTACAATAGAAAACTTTTATTATCTCCTACATCTTCTGGAAAATCTTTAATGATTTATTGTATTACTAGATACCATGTAGATGGTAATAATAAAGTTCTAATCATTGTACCTACAACATCACTAGTTGAACAGTTGTTCAAAGATTTTCAACAGTATGGTTGGAATGCTGAACATCACTGTCATAAAATTTATTCTGGTTATGAAAAAACAAACGATAGTGATGTAGTTATTACAACTTGGCAAAGTATTTACAAACTACCAAAGTCTTTCTTTAAAGATTTTAATTGTGTAATTGGAGATGAAGCACATCAATTTAAAGCAAAATCCTTGATTAGTATTATGACAAAATTGCATGAGTGCAAACATCGTATTGGATTTACTGGAACATTAGATGGAACTAAAACAAATAAGTTAGTTCTTGAAGGTTTATTTGGTTCATGTGATCAGATTACAAAAACAAAAGATCTTATTGAACAAGGGCATATTTCCAGATTAAAGATTAGAATATTAGTTCTAAATCATCCATTTAGAAAATTTGAAAGTTACCAAGAGGAGATGGATTACTTGGTTAGCAATACTTCTAGGAATAAATTTATTCGTAACTTGTGTCGAGATATAGGAGGAAACACACTACTACTCTTTAATTATGTCGAGAAACATGGCGAGCCACTTTTTGATTTGATAAATAGTAACATGTCGGATGACAGGAAAGTTTTTTTTATTCATGGTGGCGTTGAAACTGAAGAACGTGAAACCATAAGAGAGTTAGTAGAAACTCAATCCAATGCAATTATCATTGCTTCTTATGGAACTTTCTCTACTGGAATCAATATTAGAAATTTACATAATATTATTTTTGCTTCTCCTAGTAAGTCAAGAATTAGAAATTTACAATCTATAGGTAGAGTATTAAGAAAAGGAGAAAATAAGAACCAAGCAGTTCTTTATGACATTGCTGACAACATATCAAAAAATAATATCAAAAATTATACTCTCAATCATTTAATGGAGAGAATAAAAATATACAATGAAGAAAATTTTGACTACGAAATTATTGATGTTAAACTAAGAGACTAATATGTTAAAGCACATCAGAACCCACGAAGAAATATTTTGCAACGTAAAACTTGTCAACGGTGAAGAGATCATCGGTAAATGCATCGTGGTGGATGATGATGATGCAAACTATTCTTTAATGATTGAATGGCCTTGTGAAGCTCATATAATTGAAAGAGAAACTCCCAGTGGAGAAACAGTAAATGGTCTTGCAATTAGCAAATGGCTGAGTTTCACAAAAGAAGATTTTTGTATTATAGATGATGATAAAATTATTTCCGTTGCTCCCCTTCAAGAAGAGGTAATAATACTCTATAATATGTTTGTTAACAAAGAGTTAACTAAAAAAAATCCAAAGAAAAAATCAAAAAAAGAAATTTCAAAGGAAATAGGACTCATAGATAACGTAGAGAAAATGAGAAAGAAACTTGAGGACCTATTTAAGTTCTAATAATGTTTCGAACCTTAGCAGAGTTATTATACCCAGATTTTAAGGGTGTGTCAAGCGCTGGTTGACAATGATTATTTTTTGTTATAGAATGTACATATGAAAGGAATTCTGTAACAATGACTATAAAAAAGAAAGAAAACTATTTAGATAACAAACAGTTCCTTCAAGCTTTGATTGAATTCAAAAAAGAAGTGAACTATGCAAAAGAAAATAATCTAGACAGACCTAGAGTAACAGAGTTTCTAGGATCTTGTTTTTCCAAAATTGCGACACATCTATCATATAAACCTAACTTTATAAACTACATGTATAAAGAAGATATGATTTCTGATGGGATTGAAAATTGTCTACAATACATAGATAACTTTGATCCAGAAAAATCTAAGAATCCATTTGCATACTTTACAACAATCATTTACTATGCCTTTCTGAGAAGGATTGCAAAGGAAAAAAGACAGCTGGATATTAAGTCAAAGATCATCGATAAAGTTGGATTTGATGATATGTTCTTTTCTGATGATGCAGATAAAGTAAGCGATATGAATTATATCAAATCTAAAATTCAGAGTTCATTAAAAAATGTCTAAGTATTATTTAATTACAGATCAACATTTTGGTGTCAGAAATGACAGTCAAATTTTTGTTGAATATTATAACAACTTTTATTCAAATGTTGTAATTCCTTTCATACATAAATTTAAGATCGAAAGAGTTATTTGTCTTGGTGATACTTTCGATAAACGTAAGTCTGTAAACTTTAATTCCCTAGAAGCAGCAAAGAATATGTGGTTTGATCCCCTTGAGAAAATGGGAGTTAGTCTAACCATGCTTGTAGGAAACCATGATATCTACTATAAAAACACTCTACGAATTAATTCCCCATCTCTCTTGTTGGGAGAGTATGGCAATATTTCGATTATGGATAACCCTGGTGAATTCTTTCTTGATTCTTTGCCTATACTTGGCGTCCCTTGGATATGTGATGAAAATCGATCCAGAGTTTACGAACTTTTGGAACAATCTACTGCACCTATCTGTATGGGTCATTTTGAGTTTAACGGTTTTGAGGCTCACCCTGGACATGTAATGGATCATGGTATCTCAACTGAACCATTTCAAAAGTTTAATAAAGTTATATCAGGACATTATCACAGCAAATCCAACAAAGGTAATGTGTATTATTTGGGCAACCCTTATGAACTTTATTGGAATGATTACAAATCTAAAAGAGGATTTCATGTTCTAGACACTCAAACTTTAGAATTGAAGTTTTATAGAAATCCATTTACAATGTTTCATAAAGAATACTATAATGATGATTCTGTGATAGAAGATTATAAACAATTTTCAAATAAGTATGTCAAAATTATTGTAGAAAATAAAACTGATTCTACTAAGTTTGACAAGGTAATCGAAGAGATGTATAATGCTGGTGTAGCAGAACTAAAAATCATTGAGGATCTATCGACAGAGTATGATCTTTCTGATGATTTAGAAGTAGAAACAGAAGACACTTTAAGTCTTTTGGAAAGATGCGTTGATGAAATAGAAAATTGTGATAAGAGTTCTGTAAAAACCGTTTTAAAATCCTTATATAAGGAGGCATTTGAACTATAATGTATATTATTAATTCTGTTCAAAGTGGTGGTGTTTATGCAGTAACCACAAGAAATAATAAAAAAGTAGTTCTCATCTTTGAAGAAGAAGATGATGCTGATAGATATGTTGGTTTGTTAGAAGCTAATGAGTTTGAAGATGAATTAATTGTCACTAATGTCGAAGAAGAAGTTATTAAAACAAACTGTGAAAGTTTTGGGTATGAATATACAGTTGTTGATAGAGATCATTTAGTTGTACCTGTTGATTTATGATTACGTTTAATACTATTAAGTGGAAGAATTTTTTATCTACTGGAAATCAGTTTACTCAAATTGAATTAGATACGAATCCCTCTACACTGATTCAGGGAACAAATGGTGCCGGTAAGTCTACCATTTTAGATGCTTTGTGTTTTGTTCTTTTCAATAAACCATTTCGTAAAATCAACAAACCACAATTAATCAATAGTATTAATGAAAAGGATTGTGTAGTTCAAATTGAATTTACTATTGGTAATATTGTTTGGAATGTTGTACGTGGAATCAAACCAAATAAATTTGAAATTTATAGGAATGATGTTCTTGTAGATCAAACAGCATCTAATGTTGATCAACAAAAATGGTTAGAACAAACAGTTCTTAAGATGAACTACAAGAGTTTCACTCAAGTTGTTATTCTTGGATCATCTACGTTTGTTCCTTTCATGCAGTTGACTCCTGCTTATCGCAGAGAAGTTATTGAAGATATTCTTGACATTCAAATTTTCTCTACAATGAATATTCTCCTCAAAGATAGAATCAGAGAGGTTCAAGAAAGAGTAAAAGAACTTCAGTATGATTTGAAATCTGCAGAGGATAAAGTTAATATGCAGGAAGACCATATTCGCAATTCGCAAATATCGAATGATGGTGAGATCGAATTAAAACATAAAGAAATTTCATTTCTTGAAGAAGAAGTCTTTGAAATAAAAAGATATATCAATATTCTTGAAACAGAAAACATTGATATTCATACTGAGATTACAGATCTAAATGATGTTAACAAACAGATTGCTAAGATTAATGATTTAAAATTCAAGATCGGTCATAATAATTCTGCTGCATATAAAGATCTTGAGTTCTTTGAGAAAAATGATACATGTCCTACATGCACACAACTTATCGAAAAAACATTCAGAGATCGGAAAATTTCCAATTTAAGTTCTAAAACTGAGGAATATGAACAGGCTCTACTTAAACTGCAGTCTCAACATGGTGCCTTGGAAAAGAAGTATATACAGATGTTGGATAAAAAAGATAAGTTAAAAAGAAACTATGCTGAGATTCAACACCAAAATAGTTTGATTGCTCGTAATGAAAAGTCAATGTCCAAAATTCATTCTGAGATTCAACGTCTCAGTGAGTCACCAGATATTGCAAAAATGCAAGGTAGATTAGAAGCATATCAAGAAGAACTAGACAAAATTAAACTCATATACAAAGAGTTTTTAAAACAAAAAGATGATTTTGATGTTGTATCTAATCTTCTAAAAGATAGTGGAATTAAGTCTAGAGTTATAAAGAAGTATATTCCAGTTATCAATAAGTTAATTAATAAATACTTGTCTACCATGGATTTTTATGTTAACTTTACTCTAGATGAAGAGTTCAATGAAATTATTAAATCTCGTTATAGAGATGATTTCAGTTATGCTTCTTTTAGTGAAGGTGAAAAACAAAAAATTGATCTTTCTCTTCTCTTCTGTTGGAGAGAAATTGCCAGAATGAAAAATAGTGTTGCTACTAATCTTCTTATTTTGGATGAAGTATTTGATAGTTCTTTGGATTCAAATGCTACTGATGAGTTGATGAAGATTCTTAAGAATCTAGATAACAAAACAAATGTATTTGTTATCTCTCATAAAGGAGAAATTCTTATTGATAGGTTTGAATACAATATTAAGTTTGAAAAAATCTCAGACTTCAGTAAAGTTACAGAGGCGTAATGCCTTTTTTGGGGGATTAGTTTAGTGGTAAAACGGGTGCTTTGCAAGCATCAGTCACCAGTTCGACTCTGGTATTCTCCATTGATAAGGACAGTTAATGGGTTGACCCCTTGACTGAGAGATCGTCATACCCTATTATAGGTTCATACGAAACGAGGTCCGATGTCTGTCAATCCCGAAGTTAAAGGTACTCTTGCCAAACTTTTGGCGACCGAGAATCTGAATGTTGAACACCGAGCTGTCTCTACTGCATACTTTGATGTTGTAAATCGTACTCTTTGTCTTCCGATCTGGAAGAACGTGTCTAGCTATGTCTATGACATGTTGGTGGGTCATGAGGTGGGTCATGCTCTCTATACTCCTCTTGACTACATCGATGCATCTAAAGACGTGCCACAGGACATCCTGAACGTGCTGGAGGATGTTCGTGTTGAGAAACTGATGAAGCGTCGTTATCCTGGTCTTTCTAAATCTTTTTATGTTGGTTACAATGAACTTGATCAAAAAGATTTCTTTGAACTGAAAGATAAAGATCTTTCCAAGATGTCTTTCATTGATCGTATTAATGTTCATTACAAAATTGGTGTAATTGGAAACCGTACCATCGTTCCTTTTGAACGCGAAGAACTTGAATTTGTTAATCGCGCTGCCGATACAGAATCATTTGATGATGTAATTCAACTTGGTAAAGATCTTCTTGAATTCTTGAAGATGAAAAAAGAACAACAAAAAGTTGATGTTCCTAATCCTCCTCAATCTTCTGCTGGAGGTGGATCACAACCTGAAGAAGGAAATAATGAACAAGTTGGTCCTTCTAGTAGTGATTCTGTACAAAATAATTCCAACTCTAGTAATCAACCTGATTTTGAAAGAGATCAATCTACTCAAGATGAGAGTGATTCCACCCTAGTTGGGGGTAGGCAATATCAACCTGATGAAAATATATCAGAAACTTACCGAGCTCTGACTGAGAATCAAAAAGAATTGGTGGATCGTAGGGCAAAAGACTATGTGTATATTAACACTCCTCAGTTTAATCTGAATCAAACTATTGTTCCGTTCAAAAAAACTGTTGCAGATTTTATCAGATGGTCAGCTAATGCAAAACAAGATCAGTATCAAGATGCACAAAATAAATACATCAAA